ATCAATAATTTTCTATTATGTTTTAAAGCGTCGTATACTCCATCAATCTGATAATCTCTAGGTTTATGCTTAGAGATTGCAGTCATATAATCCTTTACACCTTCTTTTGAAATCATATCGTTGACTTCAAAGGGTAGTCCGTAATATTTGTTTTCTTTAAATTCGTATGTATATCCGTGATCTTTACAAAATTGAACTACCCTATCTAATAGTCCAACATATATGTCACCTGTTTGGGTACTGAATAATCGTATCTTACCATCCCAATGTTTCTTTTGATAGTGGGGCATAAACTTTGCACCAGGCACTTCAAAAGTGAATTGGTCAGATAATTCATAATACACATGTGCCTCTGCTTCTATATGCAGATGAACTTCATTCTTTTTTGATATAATCAAATGACTCATAATCCTATACCAAGGTAGGATTATTTAGAGATTTATTTCTCAGGGGTTTTTGGGTTTAGGTTTTCTTATAGGCACTACATTATCATCTCCACGCCAAGCTTTCTTTAATGCTTTATACCTTTCTATAGTTCCTTTTTCAGTAGTATCCACAGCGTTCTTAATTTTCTTATCTTTGGGTGCATTTTCTCTTGCATCCTTCATCTGATTTTTAGCAACTGGATTTCTATCCAATGCTTTGTCTGCTAAATCTTTAATTCCCTTTTCACCAGGTGCTAATTTTGGTTTTTGTGGTTCATCTAATTGTTTTTGAACATCTTTAGGTGTACCAAATACAGTATCTAATAATTTATCTTTAGCTTTATCTATTCTTTCATCTCTAGATGATCTAAAAATATTCGCTACCTTAGTAGCTTTCTTAAGAGGACCTGCTGCTACATTTGCAACAGTTCTAATACCAGCACCAAATAATCCTGGACCAGTTAGAGTTCTATCCATTTCAGATAGATCTTTTTTAAATTCGTCAAATGATTTCATTTATCCAATAATGGTATCAAACCATTCTTGTGTCATACCAGCAATAATCTTATCTGCTGATTCATGATCTGCTGCATACTTCTCTTCAATAAGATGATTCACAACTTTTTTATAGTTCTCGTGAATCTTCTGACTTTCTTTTGGAGTTGGCTTCATCGTAACAAAAATTACTTTATACTTTATTTATCAAATTCTTCCATATCATAACTATACTCGCAAATTATCGCAAACAATTTATTCTTTAATGCACGTAAATATGCAAGCTGATCTATTGAATATATGGACTTTTTTGGATAAGGTCCATATAAGGAATCGTTTATATGATGGTAAAGCAACCTAATTTCTTGGATGCCCATCTTAATCTCAACTACCCATTCATCAGTCTCACCAGAATGATGATCCATGAAGTTATTGAAAATATAAAGTATTTATTACATACCTGCTTGGAACTTATTCCATTCTATTGCATTTTTTATTTGAAAAGTTCTATTAGAAACATTTTTAATAATCTCTTCTAAAAACTTTAATGAAGTATCATAATATCTTATTTTAAGATCTATCTTTTGAACCTTTTCATCTGCATCCATATATCTTTGTATAGCATCCTTTTCCCTTACCTTATATCCAAAAGGTTCCTCAATATAAACTTCTGCTGGTGCTTTACCTGTATAATAATTATGCCTCTCTAATCTAACTTTATTATATTGTTCTCTTGCTTTTTCACGCAATAAAGTAATCGTATTATAAACTGTATAATACTTTGCATGTAATTGGGGAATCTTCAAAGATTCATCATGTAGATTATCAGGATCAATGACAGCATCACGCTCCCACATTTCCTGAATTTTGTCAAGATTCATTTAGAACTAGTTAATTCGTATATAGTGTATTTGAAGGATGCCTCTGCAGTTAAATATTCAACATCTGTATTTGTAGCATCAAAATCCAAAGATGTCAAGGATACTGGAAATAAATCTTTGAATTTTACTTTTGCAATTTCTCTAAGATTACTATTTAATATTCTAAGTGTTCCATCACAAAATGCTTCTTTAGGATCTCTTTGACCTGTACTATCTGTAGTTAAATCTTTATATTCCTTTGTAGTTTCTGGAAATCCCAATCCAGTTAACCATTCATAAACTGCCATATAATTTTCCATATCTTCATCAATTAAGAATCTAAGAGTGAAATCACCATAAGTTAATTTTTCACCAGGAATATCAATATCCTTTAGATATGTTGGTTGAGTTGCAACTGCTAAATTTAATTCTGGTATTCTGGCACTATTAGAAAAGAAATCTACCTTCGGGTACTTAGCTAGGTTAAATTTAAAACCTATACCTGATAGATAATTTCTGTTTTGTATTTGAGTTACAAACGGTCCAGATGCAGCCATTATTATTTTTTTAACTATTTAGTCTTGAATATTTAAATTAAACGCTAATGATATTCTATCTTCATCTGTTTCATTTATAGAAACCTCATGATGCAAGCAAGAAGGAAATAAAAACATAGTTCCTTCTACTGGATATCTAGGTATAGTTTCTCCTTTTGTATATCTATCAACAAAAAATCTATTTCCATATGCGTAAGATTCTCTAGGATCATTAAAGGCTATATTACCACATTTACCTTTAGGTACTTTAACATAATAAACACCTGAAATATCACATCCAGGATGATTATGTGAATTATTATATGATCCTTTTGGGTTTATATTTGCCCATAGATTGATATTAGATAATGATTTTATTTTTGGTTCAAATGGTAATTCAGGTAATACTTTTATTAATTCATCTATAAATGGTTTGAATATAATATTTAACTCTTGACTTTGCGGATTACTATGCCAACCACCATTATTTGATAATTTTATACCTTTATCATTTTCTTTAATTTTATATACTCCATTTTCTAATTCCCGATTATCAATATTAGATAATTCTATTTGAAAAACTGGAGTCGGGAATAATTCTTGATGATCTATCTTCACTTTCAATTTTTAATAACATTATAGCATATTTAGACAAAAAAAAGCACCCCCGAAGGAGTGCTTTGATTAAAGGAATTATATCCTTTCTTCTTACATAAGGTTAGTAACTTTAACTCTTCTGTAATAGCGGTTCTTGTTACGTGTAAGAACACCAAGTCCCTGACCATCAGCAATACTACCTTGTGAGAATGGGTTTTCAACAAGACCATATCTTGTCTTAAAGCCAATCTTAGGTTGGAATGTATCCTGACCAACCGCACGAACCATCTGTAGAGGAACGTATGGGCAGTAGAACAGTCCAGCGTCATAAGGTGAAGAACCTTTATATCCAACAACGTAGTACTGATTCTGTGATACGTTTGCAGAATATGGATCGATGTATACTCTATACTTACCTTGAAGAACACCAGCAAATGTATTGCCTGTATCGTCTACATTAAGGTTAGAGTTAAGAGCAGGTGTGTAATCAAGTACACCAGCCATTGTTAGGGCAGAAGCAACATCAGCAGATGTTAGGATCATATTACCCTTTCCACGACGAGTTCTTTGTGCGATTGCGTTAGCATCACGCTCGATCTGGAAGATAAGTCCCTTGAACTTCTCAACTGACCATCTACCGTTTGAATCGGTGTCAAGGTCGAATGTACCAGCAGTAGCAACGTTTGCCTGAGCACCAGGTTCTGCTACGTTATAGATGGTACGAATAACTTCTCTGTTGATCTCAGCAAGAATCTCAGTAGAAAGAATGTTAGCAAGTTCTGCTTCTGCATTCAATCCGTGGATTGCTTTCAAGTCTTGAGAAAGTTCTAGACTGTACTCAGCTTTCAACGCACGAGATTTCGCAGTAACTGTTACTTTCTCGATGCTGAATGCCATCTCGTTGAACTGATCGCCAGTTCCATCTCCGAGATCTTCAGCAGAGTCTGTACGCATACCCTGACCAACGTTGTAGTCAGTAGCGTTTGTTTGAGCAGCAGTAGGATTAAGAAGTCCTGGGTTTGAACCTTGCTGCTGAGTTGTACCTAAACCAACGTTGTTTGCACCTGTAGCGGAGAAACCAGAAGTATCATCCATTCCATCAGGTTGTCCTGAGAATGCTGTATCTGCTTCGTTGAATAACGCCTCTGTACCAGTTTGATTGGTATAGCGTGAACGCATTGCGAAGATAAGTCCTGTAGGACCATTCATTGGTTGAACGCCAGCAAGGTCATATGCGACCAAGTTTGGCATTGAGCGTCTGATTAATGAAATCAGAACGGGGTCGAAACCAGCAACAGGACCAGCTGCGGTTGCATCAGCAGAGAAACCTGCTGCACTACCTGAACTACCAGTGTTTACTGTTGGAGCTTCTGAAAGGAAAGATGCTTCCTCTCTTAATTCTTTTTCTTGGTTTTCTAACAGGACTGCGGTGACTGCTCTACGATGAGAATCTTTGATTGGATCAAGTCCATCATAATCGAGAATAGGAGCCCACTTTTCCTGCAGAACCTCAGAATTGTACATCTGCATTTTAAGTTTACCTTTTTATTTGTTTGAAATTAATAATTTAAAAATCACTTTTTAGCAGCTCTAGAAAGTGTATTCAGATAGGCTTGCATACGAGGAGTGTGATCCACGGATGCTACTTCGTCAGTAGAAACCTCTTCTGATAAATTTTCAGAGGTGCTTTTTGGAGTGCTTGTATTTGTAGGGAAATAAGATTCCTTTAAAGTTCCAAGCTTCTCACGATAGTCTGACTCACTTTCAAACTCAACATTCTCTGCTAAACCAGCAAGTTTCTCTTTCTGAGTGTCTGCGAGACCTTCAGCAACATCTGCAAAAATTACATCTGCTGTGGATTCTGCTAATCTAGAATTGAGAGCAACATTTCTCTCAATTTGTTCATTGAGTTTATCTTCCATTTCATCAAGCTTATCTACCATGCTATTAAGCACATCATATTTTTCTTCAGGGATAGTTACATAATGTTCTTCAAATAGTGACTTCATACCTTCTAGGAAGGACTCAGTCATTTCTGTTTTAAGACCTGCTTCAACTTGTAGTGCATTCTCTTGCATCCACTCGTCAGCAACATACTCAAGATAAGAATCAACTCTTTCTGTAAGTCCTGTCTTAATAGTGTCTAGTTCTTCTACTAGAGCATTAGCATAAGACTCATTGAGTTCTTCCTTGATTTCTGCAACCTTAGATTTGATTGCGGTCTCGAAAATTGTACGTGCCTTGCTTTGAAACTCTTCGGAAAGTTCTTCTCCTTCAAGAAGTGCATTAACGTCTGCGTCAACGTCATAAACTTCTTCTTCAACAACTTCCTCTTCGGTAGTTTCCTCTTCGGCTACGATTTCTTCTGTTGAAGATTCTTCTTCAGCAACTACTTCATCAGTAGATACTTCGTCTTCAGCAACAACTTCTTGCCCATCTTCCAGTTCGTCTGAAACTGCTTCTGCCTTTCCAGCTTTAGAATTAACAACATCTTTAACTTGTGCTAAAGTTGCTGCAGGATCCTTTAATTTTGCTGAATTGTCATCAGGCTTGTAGTTTTCTGGGGTAGGTCCACCAAGGTCTTCTACTTGTGCTCCACCAATTTCTGATGTTTGAGCAGCAGCTGCACCTTTGGTTACTACGTTTTCTTCGATGTTTTCCATTTAGTGAATTGTTACCAACGTGTTTTACTGAATCTTGTTAGAATCTTTTATTATTTATAGTTTTGTTAAACTTAGAGGTTATTTAGAAAATCGTTGAATAGACCCAACTTGTGCTCCTCTAAAGCACGTTGACCAACTAATGTATTAATTGATTTCTTTGTTTTCTCTGCGAGTTGTTCACGGAGAAGTCCTCCTTCCCAAACCCACTCTTTTCCTTCCATAATTCCATTCACAAATGCATCTGGAGCAGAAGGATCTGCTACGATATCAGCAGCAGTTGATAGTTGAAAATCTTCACCTACAACTTTACATCCTCTATGATCTTCTTTAAGTGATCCAACTCCACGAGATGAAACACCTAATTTAACACCTTCAGACAATAAAGATTTTGCAATCTTACCCATAGGTGTTTCAAGGAGTTTTGCTTTTCCCTTAAAATTATTACCTTCTTGAACCAAAGATGTAATCTTATGAGATACTCTATCAAGATTAACTGTAGGACCTTCGGGATGACCCAATTCTCCTAAAGCACGTCCATTGTTAATAAAATTTTCACAATATCTATTAACTTCACGAGAAAGAGTTTGAATTGGATATACTCTACCATTACGGTTTTTTAATTCACCTTGAAGAAAGACTCCTTCTATATGAAGAGATTTATTTGCTCCCTTACCTTCAGTGATAATTTTTACGTTAGAGATTTCTTCTGTGATGAGTTTCATTCTTCTTGTTCCTGTTCATTTGGTTCTTCAGTTGATGCTTCAGGTTGAGCATCAAAAACTACATTAGATACAGTTGGTTTTAAAGCATCAATTCTTTCTGCAGATTTTGCATACAAAAGATCCTTTACCTTGTCGCTAATGTCCGATGGCGATGCATCAGTTGCAATCAAATCAACAATTTCTTCCATTAGATTAAATTAGTATATATTTGTTATTTATAACTCAGCCTTCTTAGTGTCTTTTTGATATTCGGCATCAACTGCTTGTGCCTCTGCTTCCATATCAGGATCAATTTGCTGTTCACCCATTGACATTGGATCTCCACCACCCTCTTGAGGTAATGGTTCTCCTGTTATTGGATCCATCATTGCAGGATCTGGAATAATTCCTTTCTGAATCTCATCTTCAATTTGAATATCAATTTCTTCTATTTCTTGATCAGACTGACGTAATACTCTCTTACGAACATATTCAGTGGAATAGAATTTGCCAATATATGGTTCTATTGTTGCAAGCATATTAAGTCTACCTTCCATCAGTTCAGACTCTTTAAGCTCTGCAAATTGATTATCGTAAATGAAATCATATTGGATATGATCTTCCATTTCTTTCCAATCTTCAGGAGTAATAATATTTTTAAGAATCAATTGAGTCTTGAGCATATCATTAAACATATTTGCAAAACGCTTTCTTAAACGTCCTACAAACTTAGCAAATTTAAGTTCATCTCTTAAGATCTCTGATGAACGACCTAAATTAAAACCACCTTCAGCAGC